GACTATCCCTGATTCTGGGGATGGTTGCCTTTTTCTTGAAAGAGAAGTCTAATGACCTTAAACGGATTGAGATTCTGCTCAACCGTACACGCGAGGAAATCGCAAAAGGATACGTGACCAATGACGAGCTTAACAAAATTACTGAACACATTGACTCTCGCTTTAACAAGTTGGAAAACAAAATTGACCAGCTACTTCAGCAAGGGGCAAAGTGATGCCAAGCAAGAGCAAGGCGCAACACAATCTGATGGCGGCAGTAGCACATAACGCTGCTTTTGCCAAAAAGGTGGGTATCCCACAGTCTGTGGGAAAAGACTTTAACGCGGCGGATAAAGGCCGTAAATTCTCAAGAGGTGGCGATATGACTAAACTGACAGCGAAGCATCACATGGCGATGGCCCATCACCATTTGGCTATGGCTATGGGCGGCGATACCATTGGTATGGAAGCCAAGGACCAAAGCAAAGGCATGACTACTGCCAAAATGGGTAAAGTGGCTGCAGGCAGCAAACGTGCCCACGGCGAACACGGCATCCAAGAACGTGGACGTACTCGTGCAATGGAACCTAAAATGTCTGGTAGCACAACCGGCATGAAACGCGGCGGCAAAACCAAGTAAGGAGCTGACATGAAACACGAAGACATGAAGAACATGAAGGAAGAAACTCCTTCTCACGCACACCATGTGGATCACATGGAAAAGCACTACGGCGGTGACGGCCATAAAATGCACCATCACCACTTCAAACAACACGCTGCTGGTCACAAGCTGCATCACGAACACGTGAAAGCTATGTGCGGCGGCGGTATGGCTAAGAAGTAAGGAATCATCATGGCAACAATGAACCCCCGCACTAAAGCAGCTCTGTTGGCGGCAATGGCTCGTCAACGACAAGGTGCTTCCCCCGCTGCTATGCCCGTAATGGACGGTGCAGCAGGTACTCCTCCTATGGTTGGCGGCATGGGCGGTGCTCCTGCTCCCGGTATGAAACGTGGCGGCAAGACCAAAAAGATGGCTAAAGGCGGTTCTGCTTCTGCTCGCGCAGACGGTATTGCTACTCGCGGCTTGACCAAAGGCACTTTCTGCTAAGGTGACATATGATGGCTTCACGCGGTATGGGGGCGATTGCCCCGTCTAAAATGCCCGGCAAAAAAACGATCACCCGCAAGGATGATCCGAACCGCGTCGAGGTCTATGCCAAAGGCGGCAAAGTAAATGCCGCTGGTAACTACACCAAGCCTAGTCTTCGCAAGAAGATTGTGTCGCAGGTAAAAGCTGAAGCCACGCAAGGCACTAAGGCAGGTCAGTGGTCGGCGCGTAAAGCGCAACTGGTAGCTAAGAAGTACAAAGCTGCCGGTGGGGGATACAGAGATTGAAAGCCCCGCAGCAATCGCTCAAAGACTGGGGCGACCAGAAATGGCGCACTAAGTCTGGCAAGCCGTCAAGCAAGACAGGCGAGCGATATCTGCCCGAAAAAGCCATAAAATCTCTTACCCCTGCTGAATACGCTGCTACTACCAAAGCCAAACGAGCCGGTAAAGCAGCAGGTAAACAGTTTGTAGCGCAACCCAAAACGATTGCACAAAAGACAGCGAGGTACAGATAATGGCTGAAAAATGGATTCAAAAAGCCGTCAAGAAACCCGGTGCTTTGCGCAAGGAACTTGGCGTAAAAGAAGGCAAAACTATCCCCGCCAAAAAGCTGGCTGCTGCGGCTAAAAAGCCCGGCAAGCTGGGCCAACGTGCACGTCTGGCGGAAACGCTCAAAGGGTTGCGTAAATAATGGCAAACTTAGTAACCTCCGGCGGAGCAGTCTACAACCCTCAATTGACCGAAATCATTGAGGAAGCTTTTGAGCGCGCGGGTTCTGAGCTGCGTTCTGGTTATGATTTGCGCACAGCGCGGCGCTCCCTTAATCTGTTGTTTGCTGACTGGGCCAATCGTGGCGTCAACATGTGGACGATGGATCAAGGGGTCATCCCACTTGTGCAAGGCCAGTCTACTTACGCGCTGCCGTCAGACACAGTTGATCTGTTGGAACATGTCATTCGTACACAGGCTAATAGCACCAGCAACCAAGCTGACTTAACGATTACGCGCATCAGTGTCTCGACCTACGCCACACTGCCTAACAAGCTGCAGCAAGCTCGCCCCATTCAGGTTTTGGTCAACCGCCAAGACGCCCAGCAAAGTCCTACTACGATCACTGTCGCAAGCGCAGTTGCAGCTACTGACACAACCATTACGCTGACCTCGACTGTTGGCTTACCCGCCTACGGCTTTGTGCAGATCGACAGTGAAACCATTTTCTATCAGTACATCTCTGGCAACACGATTAACACTTGCGCCCGCGGGCAGAACAACACTACTGCAGCAGCTCATGCCGTTGCTGCTCCAGTTAGCATACAATACCTACCTTCAGTCACCGTGTGGCCGATCCCAGATGGGGCTCAGCAGTATCAGTTTGCTTACTGGCGCTTGCGTCGCACTCAGGATGCCGGTAACGGTGTTAACGTCATGGACATCCCGTTCCGGTTTCTGCCTGCTATGGTAGCCGGACTTGCGTACTACTTGATCTTGAAACTGCCCCCCGCGCCAGATACTGGCACGCGCATCCAGATTCTCAAGCAGCAGTATGATGAGGCTTGGCAGTTGGCGTCGGACGAAGACCGCGAGAAAGCCGCGGTGCGTTTTGTGCCACGCCAGATGTACATCGGGAACAGCTATTAATGGGCAATAGATTCGCATCAGGTAAGAATGCGATCTCCGAGTGCGATCGGTGTGACTTTCGCTACCCGTTAAAAGTTCTTCGCCGCGAGGTTATTAAGGGCAGGAATTACGAACTATTGGTGTGCCCAACCTGTTGGGATCCAGATCAACCGCAGTTGCACTTGGGTGAGTTTCCTGTGGACGATCCGCAGGGTTTGCGTAATCCACGTCCTGACCGTAGCTATGTGGCTTCGGGATTGGATGTAAACGGGTTCCCTTCTGGGGGCTCGCGGGACATTCAGTGGGGCTGGAACCCGATTGGCGGGGCTAGTTTATTTGATGCATTACTGACGCCAAATTACTTGGCAACAGTGACGAGTGTTGGTACAGTTACGATTGCAACTACGTAGGAGTAGAAAATGGCTAAGAAAATGATGGGCGAATCCAAAGCTGAAGAGCGCAAGGAAGAAGCCAAAGACAAAAAGCAGGACGTTGCTTTGATTAAAAAAGCTTTTAAAGAGCACGACAAGCAAGAGCACAAGGGCGGCAAAGGCACAAAAATCACTTTGAAAAAAGGTGGTGTGACTGGTCAAGCCATGCGTTCTGTTGGTCGTAATCTAGCACGTGCTCACAACCAAAAAGGCGGGAGCAAATAATGGCTAATTTTTCCCACAAAAAAATGGGCAAAGAAGTGGGCTCCGCAGAGGAGTACGCTCAGCCCCACGGCGAAGCTGCCAAGAAGGTCAAGCAAATTGATCCTAATACGTTGAAAGCTGGTGAGTTGTCGCCTCGCATTCCTAATGTTCCCCGTGTCAGCATGGGTGATCCAGATGCAAACGACGTTAAAGGCAACGGCGTTCGGCTGCGCGGCACTGGCTGCGCTACTAAAGGTCTGTACGCCCGAGGCCCGATGGCATAATATGCGCAGATACGGCTCCGTCTACGTTGTTACAAATCAGCGGACTGGAGATCAGTACGTTGGACAAACACGACGTGATGTTGCCAAAAGATGGGCGGCACATTGGTCTGTAGCAAAATCTACAGTTGCACAGAAATACAGATTTCAAAATGCTTTGATGGCGTATGGTCCAGAGGCATTTTTGATTGAAGAAGTGTTTCATGCTTTTGATGCGGACGGTCTAAATCAAGCTGAAATCAGCCTTATTGCGGAACTGAAACCAGCATACAACCTGACATCGGGAGGTCAGGGCGAGCGTGTTGCGAAAGAGTCTGAAGCGGTAAGAGCCGCTAAGTCGAACGCCGCTAAAAAACGATGGTTAGACTCCGCATGGCGGGAAAAGATGGTGGACAAGCTTTGGCATGACCCAGATGTAAAATCTCGACGTATTGCAAAGCTAAAAGAAATCAGCGCTACTCATGAAGTCAGAAGTAGGCTGTCATCCATTTCTAAAAATCGCACTACCACTCGCGAATCCGCAGAAAAAATTGCACGTAGCAAGTGGAAACCGCTATACTGCCCAGAGCTGCAAACCACATTTTTATGCGGTAAGTATGCTGCAGAACAGCTAGGGGTTTTGCCGAGCAGTATATGCAATGCTATGAAACGACAAGGCAAGCTATCCAACGGGTATAGTTTGTTTAAGGTGGCGTAAATTAACTACTATCAATTGGTCACTGCCGTTCAAGACTATACCGAGAACACGTTTTCTACGGTAGACATAAACACGTTTATCGAGCAGGCAGAGCAGCGGATCTACAACGACATTCAGTTTCCTTCGCTGCGTAAAAATGTCACCGGCACAGTAAGTTCGTCCAACCCCTACCTGTCCGCCCCGGCGGACTATTTGTCTACCTATTCGCTGGCTGCGTATTCCACGTTCAGCACAACAGCTACGGGTACATCGGGCACGAATGTCATTAGTGTCTCAAGCGCCAGCGGAATCGCCATCGGGCAAAACGTCACGGGTACAGGTATTGGTTCAGGTGCAATCGTCTACGGCATTAACGGCACAAGCATTACGCTGAGTGTAGTGAATACTGGAACTGTTTCCGGTACTGTGGCCTTCCAAGGCGCGTATCAGTACCTGCTAAACAAGGATGTTAACTTCATCCGTGAAGCGTTTCCATACCCTAGCGTGACAGGTTTCCCGACTCACTACGCCATTTTTGGCCCACAGTCTTCACTGCCAAATGAGTTATCGTTCATGATGGGTCCTACGCCAGATCAGAACTACGGTGTGGAACTACACTACTTCTTCTATCCGCCATCGATCATCCCTGGAATTATTACCAGCTTGAACAGTTCGTTCACTGCTGGTTCGGGCTATCCTGCTGGAACTTATTACAACCAGGCTTTGACCGGCGGGACCGGTTCTGGTGCAACGGCCAACATTGTTGTTAATTCAAGTGGTAACGTTACCAGCGTGAGTTTGGAAACTGGTGGATCTGGTTATGCTGTTGGAGATTCATTGTCTATTAGCCTGACTACTGGTGCAGGTTTTGCGGTGACGGTCCCCAATGCTGCAAGCCTGAATCAGACCAATGGCATGACATGGCTTGGCGACAACTACGATGCTGCGCTTTTGTATGGTTCTTTGGTTGAAGCTATCACCTTTATGAAGGGTGAACAAGATTTGGTTCAGTTGTACAACACCAAGTACAACGAAGCGCTTGCACAAGCCAAACGTCTGGGCGACGGCTTGGAGCGCCAGGACGCATTCCGCAGTGGTCAATACCGTCAGAAGGTCGAGTAATAGATGTCAATCCTCCAAGGCCAGACGACGAGTTTCAAGGTTGGGCTGTACAACGGTCAGTTCAATCTTGCATCCGATACCATCAAAATGGCGCTGTATACAGGCAACGCCAATCTAAACCCCAGCACTACTGCGTACTCAAGCACCAACGAAGTATCAGGCACAGGCTATACCGCTGGCGGTCAAACCATGACCGGCGTGACAATTAGCTATGACGCGACGAACAGCGTGGCGTACGTTAACTTTGCCAATGTGGTTTGGAATCCTGCAGCCTTTACTGCACGGTGTGCTTTGATTTATGATGCTACGGCTTCCAACGCTTCGATTGCTGTGATTGATTTTGGCGCGGATAAGACCTGCATCAATACGTTTACGGTAACCATGCCTGCTAACACTTACTCAACCGCGCTGATTCGGAGCGCATAAGGAATCTTATGAACAACATTGAAAAACTGAATGTCCAAGACGCTCCCAGCGCTTCGGTTACTGTGGG